TCCAACAGCAACAGCAGACTTTGGCACAGTAAGTCATGTGGCAATTATGGATGGTGCAACAGCAGGTGCAGGAAACGTAATTTTTTACGGAGATTTAACTTCTGCAAAAACTATTGAAAATGGAGATACTTTTCAAATCACAGCGGGATCACTGACTATTACATTAGCCTGATACAGTTATTAGGAGGGTTTCTTAGTGACTCAGTATGTTGAAACCGCCAGCTATATTGCTGACGATTTTGTTGCTACAGATTATGTAGGAACAGCAAACGATGAATATGTAGTTTCAGGCTATGTAAGCGGCATTACCCTTGGTGAAGCTTCGCTTACTGCTACAGCTACGGTTTCAGCATCTGCACTAAATGTAACATTTGGCGCCGCAGATCTAACAAGTTCTGCAACACTAACAGCAACAGCAACTAGAATACAAACAGGCAGTTTAGGCTTATCAAGTGACTCTACACTAACAGCATCAGGTGGCACAACCAAAACAGGTTCTGCATCAATAGATAGTAATGTTGGTGGAACAGTATGGAACAATGCAGGCACTTGGCAACAACCAAGACAACCCCTATGGGATAGTTTTTATGTTGAAGCACAAAAAATCAAAGGCGGCACAGCAACCTTATCAAGTAACTTTACACTATCAGCAACTGCCAATGCTACAATAGGATCAACAGGGATTCTTGCTTCATTAGGCACACTAACAGCAACTCCTAACAAAATTGTAACAACTACAGCAGACCTATCAGCACTTGCTTCAACGGTTCAAGTAGCAGGAGCAATACGCACAGATGGCGCTAGTCTTTCAAGTGCATTTGTATTAACATCAGACTCACAAGTTGTAATGACAGGTTCAAGCAATCTGTTAAGTTCAGCAACACTAACAGCGTCAGGAGGCACTACCAAACAAGGTGTGGCAATTACTGCAAGTCTTGGATCAATGACTGTAGATGGTGTTAGAGTAAGAACTAGTTCTAGTCAAATAGATAGTGTTGCAACACTAACAGCAACAGCAACCATTGATGGTTCAGCAATTATTGCAAGTCTTGGAACACTAACAGCAACAGGCACAGTTCAAGTTAATGGTGACGCAAACCTAACAGCAACAACAACACAAACAGCTAATGGTGGTGTATTGTTTAGCGGACAAGCAGATCTAACAGCATTTGCAACAACACTTGGCACATTATCAATCTACACAATTGATCCTTATAGAGTTTATACTGTTCCATCAGAGACTAGATTACTTCAAATCGTGCAAGAAACTCGCAAATTTGACGTAAATTCTGAGAATCGTGTAAATACTATTGAAAACGAAATTCGTAATTTTGTAATAAAAAGCGAAACAAGAAATTTAAAAGTCCAAACTCTTGCGTTGACTGATGTTTATGCAACTCCTTTGGATATAAGGAAATAGGATAATGCCAAATTTAACAGGATTTAAAGAAGACAGAGTTGGGGTATACATTGAAAAAGACCCTTATGCTATTTTGGATTACACATTGGATTTTCAACAATGGTTGCCAAGTGGCGATACTATTGCTTCTATTACTGTTACCGCAGAAACTATTTCAGGCGATAGCACACCTTTAGCAATAGACAGTTCAACAAACACAACAACACTAGTAACAGCAAACATCTCAGCAGGCACAGCAGGCAATATCTATAATGTAGAATATAAAATTATTACAACAAATGGCCTAAGAGATTCTAGAAATTTTAGAATCAAAGTCGTAGAGAGACAAGCATAATGGAAGAAAATAAAACAACAAATGTCAAACATAAGACTATAGACAGAGACTTAGTTTATAAACTTGCTTGTATTCAATGCACTCCAGAAGAAATTGCTGAAGTAGTTGGAATTGGTCTTGGCACGTTGAAAAAGAAATTTGGTCCTTTAATTGAAAAGGGCAAACAAGCAGGTAAAAAAAGTTTAAGAAGAGCCATGTGGGAAAAAGCGGTAAACGGTGACACACGAGTTCAAATCTTTTTATCAAAGCAATATCTTGGAATGAAAGATTCTCCAGAAGATACATCAAACAGCACACCGTTGCCTTGGGAGGATTAATATATGGCAAATTTAGACCAATTACAACATAATTTTAGTATACCTTTCGGTGTAGGTGTAAAAAGAGGAATATATCCAAAATTAACAGGTATAAACAAATTTGGATTCAAAGCAAGTGTGGGTGCATCATTTGAAACCATTTGGGATGTTGACGGCAACTATGTATATCCAAGTGCCGCAGACTATGTTGATGTAGTGTGTGCAGATGGCACTGAAGATGTAGTTGGTGGAACTGGTGCTCAAACTGTAGAACTACAAGGACTTGATGCAGATTATAATTTGCAAAGTGAAATTGTAACATTAAACAATCCAGATAGTGCTGGCGTTGAAGGACGTAGTGTAAATCAATATATTAGATTGTTTAGATGCATTGTTGTTAGTTCAGGTTCAGCAAAAGTTAACCAAGGTAATATTGATTTTAACATTGGTGCGATCACCGCGGCTAGGATTTCAGCAGAAGCAGGACAAACACTAATGGCAGTATATACTGTTCCAGCAGGCAAACGTGCATATCTAATGAGTTTTAATTTTGGTGAAGAAAAAGCAAAAGAAACTTTAGCTAGAGTAATGGTAGGCGTATTTGGCAATGGTCTTACAGTTAAAGATCAAATGGGGACATCAGGACCACCTGTTATTAGAAATTATAGTTTACCAATTGTAATTAATGAAAAAAGTGACATTGAAATTAGAGCACTTGCAGGTGCTATAACTGGCGTCAATGCAAGTTTTGAGTTGCTGTTGGAGGACAAATAGTGCCATTAAGCCCTGCACAAGAAACTATTGTTAAAGACGACAGCCGTTTTCGTGTAGCTGTGACTGGTAGACGTTTTGGTAAAACTCACGTAGCAATGAGAGAACTTGCCAAACACGCATCAAAACCAAATCAACAAGTTTGGTATGTTTCTCCAAGTTATAGAATGGCCAAAGGAATTGTTTGGGATCAGTTCAAAGCAAAATTAAAAGAATTGCGTTGGATTGAACAAAGCAATGAAGCAGAATTAAAAATGCGTTTAAAAAACGGATCAGTTATACATCTTAAAGGTGCAGACAATCCAGACAGCCTAAGAGGCGTTGGACTTGACTTTATTATCTTAGATGAATTCCAAGACATTGATAAAAGAACTTGGACTGAAGTTTTAAGACCTACACTATCAGACAAAGGTGGTAAGGCCATGTTTATGGGCACACCCAGAGGTGTAGGCAGTTTTTCACATGAAATGTTTTCAATGGCACAAACAACAGAAGGTTGGGGTGCTCATACATACACAACACTTGATGGCGGCAATGTTCCTGAAAAAGAAATAGAAGACGCAAAACGTGACATGGATGAAAAAACATTTCAACAAGAATACCTTGCTACGTTTAACACTTATTCAGGTGTGGTATACTATAACTTTAGTAGAGATTATAGTGTTATACCATGCACAGGTAAGGACACAAGAGAAATATTTGTTGGACAAGATTTTAACGTAGGCGCTTTGGCAAGTGCTATTGCTGTGATTGAAAATAACACAATTTATTTTGTTGATGAACTATTATTAAATGGATCAAGCACAGAAGATGTTTGCGATGAATTAAAACGTAGATATCCAAATACAAAAATTAATGTTTTTCCAGATCCTGCTGGTAGACAACGCAGAACAAGTGCAGGCGGTAAAACTGATATCAGTATTTTACAAAATGCAGGATTTAATGTGTTAGTTAGAAATAGCCATACACCAATTAGAGATAGAGTAAATGCTGTTAATGCTAAATTAAAAAATACCAGAGGTGAGATGAATATGTTTATTGATCCAAAATGCAAAAATGTCATTAACAGTTTAGAACGCATGGTATACAAACCAGGGACTTCGATTGTGGAAAAAGACGGAGTATATGATCACATGGCTGACGCTGTTGGCTATCTAGTTGATTATTTGTATCCGCTAAGAACAGATCATGGCGATACTACACCACAAAGATGGGCATTTTCTGGAAACAATAACAACGCAAGGAGATGGAACTAATGCCCGTAATTAGAGATAGAGTAATTAAAGGTGACAGCGTATTTGCTGTTGATTATATAACAGAATCACATGATGCTTACAAGTATTATATTAATAGATGGAATTTTTTAGGTGATAGTTTCAATGGTGGCTATGACTTTTATGCTGGCCGTTACTTAGAGCCTTATTACTATGAATCAAAAGATGATTATGAAAAACGTCTAAGACAAATTGCGTTAGATAACCATGTTAAAAGTGTTGTTGGCATTTACAACAGTTTCCTATTTAGAAAAGAAATCAAACGTGACTTTGGATCAATTGAAACTGATCCAGGCCTAGCTCCATTTTTGCAAGATGCAGATTTAGATGGTAGATCATTCCAAGCATTTATTAGAGAAATGAGTGCTCATGCAATGGTATACGGAAATGTTTGGATTATTGTAGACAAGCCTAATTCAGATGCTAACACAAGAGCAGATGAATTAAACCAAGGCATACGTCCTTATGTTTCAATGTTTACTCCAGACAATGTTTTAGATTGGACTTATGAGCGTCAAGCAAATGGTCTATATGAATTAACATATCTAAAAGTAAAAGAAGAAGTTGTTCAAAACAAACAATACATTAGAGAATATACCAAAGAAGAAGTTAATGTTTATTTGATTGATGGCAATGATAAAACAGGTTCATTACATGAAACAATACCAAACGCATTAGGTAAAATTCCTGCGGTATGTATATACGCACAAAGATCAAACATTAGAGGTGTTGGTGTAAGTGCTATTGGTGATATTGCAGATGTGCAAAGAGAATTATATGAATTTAATTCAGAAATTGAACAGATTATTAGATTAACTAACCATCCAAGTTTGGTTAAAGAAGTTGGTGTTCAAGCAAGTGCTGGTGCAGGTTCAATTATTGAAATTCCGCAAGGCAGTGACCCCGGAAATCGTCCTTACCTACTACAGCCTAATGGCGCAAGTATTGAAAGCGTTTTAAATGCTATTCAACGCAAAGTAGATTCAATTGATAGAATGGCATCACTTGGTGGTATACGTTCAATTGAAAGTAGACGTTTATCAGGTGTAGGATTACAAACTGAATTCCAAATGTTAAATTCACGTATTAGTGATTTTGCAATGAACTTAGAACACGCTGAAGAACAAATTTGGCGTATATGGAGTGCATACCAAGGTAAAGTATGGGACGGAATGATTGAATATCCAAGAACTTTCTCAATACAAGACAAAGCAAATGATGTGGTAATGTTAAAAATGGCCAAAGAAGCAGGCATTACTGATCCAGCAATCAACAGAGAAATAGACAAACGCATCTATGAAATTATTACAGAAGAGCCATACGAAGATATAGAACCAATGGAACATCCTGTAACAACTGCACAAAACAGAACACAACATATTCAAGAAATGATTATGGAAGGTTATACTGACCAACAAATTTTAGACAAACATTCTGAAATTAGTCAAGCAGATATTACCACAGCAAAAGAAGCATTGTTACAAACAGGAGAGTAACCTTGGGTAAGTATGTTGCTGATCGTGATTTTATAGAAGACGAACCTAGTGAAAAACGCATTAGGGAAATTCTTGTAGATTACAATACTAATATTAAACAGTTTGAATGTCAGAATAATAGATCAGCTGGCAGAAGAGCTAGAGCAAATTTATTAGAATTGTATCATTTATGTCGTCTAAGACGCAAAGAGATTCTTGAACGTAACAAACAAATTAGTTGGCACGTTCATGAAAGTTGGGAGGGCATAGAAGATGCCAGTTAGAAAAGTAAAAGGCGGATATCGTTGGGGATCAATGGGCAAAATCTATTCAACCAAAGAACAAGCAGAACGCCAGGGGAGGGCAGTGATGGCTACTAGAGGTGGTAAAAAGAAAAAGAAAACACGCGGCGGCAAAAAGAAGAAATAACATTCATATTTTGACGCTTTTTATACATTATGTATAAATAAAGATATACTGCAATAGAGCAGGGGGATAACTCAACCAATTAGAAAGAGGTAATTATGGACGCGGAAAACACAGCGGTAAAAGAAACTGAGCAAACTGTAGCTCAACCAGAAGGTGAAAGACAGGTAGCAGATACACAGGTATCTAAGGAACAAGACAACTTACTATCACAAGAAGATGTAAATCGTATTGTGGCAGAAAGGGTAGCAAGAGAAAAATCTAAGTTTGAAAAGAAATATTCAAATGTAGATATTAACTTGTATAACGACTTGGTAGAAAAGCAAGAACAAGCACGCCAACAAGATCTTGAAAAGCGTGGTGAATATGAAGCTCTTATGCGTGAACAAGCGGAGAAATTTAACTCCAAAATTCAAAAGTATGAAAGCGAATTGCATTCTATTAAAATTGACGGTGCATTGCTAAATGAGGCAAGTGCGGCAAAAGCAGTTAATCCACAGCAAGTGGTTTCATTGTTAAAAAGCCAACTTAAACTTAATGAAGCAGGTGCAGTTGATGTCGTAGACCAAAACGGACAAGTAAGATATGATGATCAAGGTAACACTATCAAAGTATCACACTTGGTAAATGAATTCCTTAGTGCAAACCCTCATTTTGTTAGTGCAGGACCAAATGGTTCTGGAACTGGACAAGGCGTAGGCAAGCAAACTCCTGTGGTAGAAAACGATGTAACAAAACTTAATATGCAGAATCCCGAGCATCGAGCTCAATATGCGAAAATCATGAGAGCAAAAGGGACACGCATTTAATTTGCTATCAATAAGGAGATATTAACATGGCAATTTCAACTACAACTACGTTAAATGACCTATATGCTAATATCGTTCAAGCGGCTTTATACACACTTTCTGAACAGACTGTGATCAGACCACTTGTTCGTAATTACAATATGGTAGGAACTCCAGGCTTAGTAGCCCAGGTTCCAATTTACGGTGCTTTAACTGCATCAGGTATCGCAGAAGATGCTGATCTAATTGGCACACCATCAACTTTCTCAACAGACGTTGCAACTATTACAGCGGCTGAAATTGGAGTTGGTGTAGAACTAACTGATATCGCACGTGAAGGTGCGGCTGAAGATATCGCGGCGGCTGTTGGTCGTCAAATGGGCGATGCTCTTGCTAAGAAAGTAGACACAGACTTAGCGGCTTTATTCTCAGGCTTCACTAATGTTGTTGGATCAGGCGCGGCAGAATTAACTGTAGACAGTTTCTTCCAAGCGGCGGCAATTCTAAGAGCTAACCAAGCTCCTGGACCATACGTTGCTGTAATCCACCCATACCAAGCATATCAAATCAAAAAGCAATTAACTAACGCTGGTGCTACTATGAGCCATAATTTAAGTGAAGTAGGTAATACTGCACTTAGAGACGGGTTCGTTGGTAGATTAGCTGGTATTGACATCTTTGAATCAACTGTGGTAACTGGTGCATCTTCAGGTGCATTTGAAGGCGCAGTAATGAGTGGAGATGCACTTGGTTATATGCTAAAACGTGATATGCGTATTGAAGAAGAAAGAAACGCTTCTAAAAGAGCTACTGAGTTCGTAGGAACTATGGCTTATGGCGTTAAAGAAATCTTCGACGTATACGGCGTTAAACTATTAGGTGATGCACAAATCAACTAATAACCAAAATTATACCCTTTGACAGGTATATTCTTTGAAGGGGCGGCTTAGGTCGCCCTTTCT